ATCTACAGCGCGGAAACATCATCCGCATCAACCAACGATCCAACACACTGTCGGACGTTCCAACAAATGCAGGATGCCATCGGTAAGGAGACCTACCAGCGCTGACGATCTTACCTGCCACGCAAACATTCTCGCGGACGAACTGGCGCTCATGCGCGAAAGGGAAAGGATTCTATGACCAGCGAAGAGATCAGGATGATGGGTAAAACTGTCATGGACGATGGCAGTGTGAAAGACGGAATCAACGGCGAATGGAACTCCGACCTACTCCGCGAGTTAACAGCCCAGCTCGCACAGCTCAACGAGTGCTTAGCATCCTTGACGCATCCAGGCGGGGCGCAGTTCAACATCAACGCAAGCTTTTAAGGAGGCACCATGCAAGCACTAGCAGTACTCGCAATCTTCCCGTTGATCGGCATTCTTTTCATCGGCGCAATGATCACCCGCGACACCTGGATTGGAGGCACGGAATACAAGAATCAGTAGGCGTACCGCTATCAGTCCTGCGCGAGTCGGCAGAAGACGCGCAGATCCGCGCAGAGATTGCCAAACAGGTCGTCGGCGAGTGGCTGGACTGCCCAGATCACGCCGACACTGCGCACTCGCTCAACGTATACCCTTTTGCAAACATCCTGCGCGAGACTTGGCTTCGGAGCTTATGGCGCTTTGTGCGCGATATGAAATGGCACTTGATCGGTTGCCTTTTATTCTGCCTGGTGGTTGAAGGCGTAGCAGTATGGGCGATCTATCACGCGTTCGTGGGGTGGTAACTTGGATCGAGAATCAATCTGGACAGCCGCAGTAGCCTACGCAGACGAGCACATGCGCAGCGCTGGTCGCAAGGCATGGGACGATAGCGACTGGTGCGCGATGGTCGCGGAGTTTGATCGCCTATGCCCACCGCTGGAGCTACTGCCTACCGCGCAGATCCGCGCTGAGGTGAACCGGCGCACCGCACACGATCATCCGAAGCCTAAGAGAAAGAAAGGATGTGTTGGCTGCGGACTGTTGCTCGGCGCACGAGAGAGGCGCACCGCTTGCCCTATGTGCGGTGCAAGGAATCCACGCAAGTAACAACGCCGCTGGCACTACGTTACCAAGAAAGGCAAGATGAAAGTCCTTATCGGTTGTGAATTCAGCGGGCTTGTGAGAGACGCATTTATCGCACGCGGTCACGATGCGTGGAGTTGTGATCTGTTGCCAACGGAAAGGCCGGGGCCGCACCTACAGCGCGATCTACTTGAAGTGATTGACTGGACCTGGGACTTGGCAATCTTTCACCCGCCATGCACGCACCTTGCCGTAAGCGGTGCGCGGTGGTTCAAGGAGAAGCGCACAGAGCAGCAAGAGGCACTTGCATTCGTTGGAAGGCTCATGAATTGCGGCATTCCGAAGTGGGCGCTTGAAAATCCGGTTTCCATTATTAGTTCACAGTTCCGCAAGCCAAACCAGATTATTCAGCCGTGGATGTTTGGTCACGGTGAGACGAAATCAACGTGCCTGTGGCTCAAGGAATTGCCGAAACTGGAACCGACAAACATCGTATCGGGGCGAGAGAATCGGGTACACATGATGCCTCCGTCCCCGGAACGCTGGAGAGAGAGAAGTAGAACATTTGAAGGCGTAGCAACTGCTATGGCTGAGCAATGGGGCTAGGCACCGTAGCGACACGCACTGCACGCAAAATAAACATGCGCACACTGCGTAAATCGTGCTAGATTTGATCTGCGCTAGTTATCACGCTAGAGCGCAACCAAAACAATCAACCGCAGTACCGGAGAACATCATGACTAACTCCTTTTCTTCTTCGCCCGCATCAACCACCAAAAAATTACAAGATTACGCAGAGATCCTCGCAGGCCGGGAGGAAGACGTTAAGGCGTCTGAATATCGCGTGGACGAATGCGGACGCAACCTGCTGGAAGCGCTGAAGACTCTGCGCTCCGACCGCAATCACCTTGACCAACTGCGCACGCTTGTGGCTGAATTCAAGCGCCGGGAAGAGGCCGCAGCATGAGCCGCGAATACAGAGGCGAAAGCGCAGATGAGTTCTATGGCGTGACGTGCCCAGAGGACTTGGAAACCAGCTACTCCACTCCCAACGAAGACGAGGCATACGAACGCGCACGGCAGCGCGAGATTGACGAGGACGAAGCATGAAGGGCTATAAAGGATTCGACAAGAATATGAAGTGCCGATCGATGCAGTACGAGTTCGGCAAGAAGTTCACACACAACGGAACGGTTTCGCTATGCAAGCAGGGTCTTCACTTCTGTGAGCACCCGCTCGATACATGGAACTATTACAAACCACTCGACGGAAGCCACTACGCCGAAGTCGAAGCCGATGATGTATCCGACAAGGCCGAAGGGGATAGCAAGCGCGCCGCTTCATCTCTGACCGTTAAGTCCGAGGTAAAGATTCCGGCGCTCCTAAAGGCTGCGGTTGAGTTTGTTTTCAGTAAGGTAAAACCATCTGCCGGCGACTCCGCTCACAGCGCCACCACTGGCATCTCCGCTCACAGCGCCACCACTGGCATCTACGCTCACAGCGCCACCACTGGCGACTCCGCTCACAGCGCCACCACTGGCATCTACGCTCACAGCGCCACCACTGGCAACTACGCTCACAGCGCCACCACTGGCGACTCCGCTCACAGCGCCACCACTGGCATCTCCGCTCACAGCGCCACCACTGGCGACTCCGCTCACAGCGCCACCACTGGCAACTACGCTCACAGCGCCACCACTGGCGACTCCGCTCACAGCGCCACCACTGGCAACTACGCTCACAGCGCCACCACTGGCGACTCCGCTCACAGCGCCACCACTGGCGACTCCGCTCACAGCGCCACCACTGGCAACTACGCAGAATCTAGCGTGTCGGGCAAAAACGCAATTGCCGCATCTCTCGGGATCAAGGGTAAGGCTAAGGCAGCAAAAGGTGATTGGATTGTGCTCGCGGAATACGACAAAGACGAAAAAATCATCGCCATGAGTGTCGCTCAGGTTCGCGGAAAACTCAAGGCCGACACATTCTACTCGCTCAAGGGCGGTAAGTTTACCGAGGTAAAGGCATGACAGACAGCGCACTGACCAAACAGCAGCCAGAACCACTCGCTCCTATGCAGCCAATGGAGATATTGGCCGAAATGGCACGGCGCAGCGAAGATCCTACCGTCGCCGTTGCCGTGGCTAAATCAATCGTTGATCTTCAGCAAAGTTCTGAGCGTTTCGCGTGGGAGCGCGAGGAGCGACAGGCAAAGATTGACTTCGACAACGCGCTAACCATTTGTCAGTCCAAGATCGCTACGCTGAAAACAAACCAAGGGAGAAAGAGCAGGAAAACGGCGCTAAAGGATGACATTTTTTGGCTGGACTACAAAGGGCTCGACGAAGCCGTGCGTCCTATCTACTTAGAGCAGGGATTTTCGATAGGCTTTTCCGAGGTGCAAGACGAAAAAGATAACTATATCGGAATGAAGGCTATCGTTTCGCGCAGCGGAGTTTCGCGGGAGTACTTCAAGCGCCTGACTCTTACCGCAGCATTTGATGGCATGCCCAAAGCAGACGCGGAGACTTCGGCTGCATCCCGAGTAAAGCGCTATCTCATTCTGCAGATATTCAACGTTGCCATTTGTATCGACAAGGACGAAAAGAAGCCTTTCGAGAACGGGAAGCAGCCAGGGGAGCTCGATGAGCGCGAACACCTGACGCACCTTGAGAACATCCGCAACGCCGGAAACGGAGAGGAGCTGCGCAAGATGTACATGAAAGCGCAGACAGCCGCAGACGCTACCGGCGACACCAAGAGCACTCTAACCTTTGCGGAAGCCAAAAACAAGCGCTATCGCGAACTGCAATCGGAAGGACGGATCTAACGTGAGATTCAAACAGGAAGCACCCGCAGAAACTCCACTCTTTACCAGCGCATCGACCGAACTGGCAACCATTGCAACCCTGCAAACCATCGTGCCGGTGGAATTCTTTAAGGAGGGCGGATCGAACGACATTCTTACCAACTTGGAAAATGAGGTTCGCGCACAGGCCGCAAAGTTGGACATCAGCACCAAGGCTGGCCGCGATGCAATCGCCTCGCTCGCCCACAAGGTCGCGTGTTCGAAGAAGCCCCTGGAGAACCTGCGCAAGGGCCTTACCGAGGATATCCGTAAGCAGAAAGAGGCCATTGATGCTGAGGGGCGCAAGGCGGATGAGCGCCTTGAGGCGCTCAAGATCGAAGTACGCAAGCCTTTGACTGACTGGGAGAACGCAGAGAAAGAGCGGGTAGCCAACCACGAGGCGGCGCTCCACTTGATCGAAGACGAAGAACAGCGCGCGGGCATGGGGTGGACAGTCGAGGAGATTGAATCAAAGATCGCGCTCGTTAAGCAGATTTTCAATTCACGTTCCTGGCAGGAATTTATAGAGCGGGCGAGCAAGGCGAGAATTATGGCAGTCGCCGCACTTGAGCAAGCTCTATTCCGCGCCCAGGAAGCCATCCGGGAGAAAGAAGAGCTTGAACGCCTTCGCGCCGAAGCCGCGGAGCGCGCCATCAAGGAACGCGAGGAGGCATCCGCCAGGGCAGCCAAGGAAGCCGCAGAGCGACGCGCAGAGGAACAGGCACGTATCGCACGCGAAGCAGTCGAACGCGAGCGCCAGAGGTTGGCGAATGAGCGCGCAGAGGCTGAAGCGCGCGCGAAGCAGGCCGAAGCGGAGAAGATCGCAGCGGAATTACGCGCAGAAGCATTGCGCCTAGCAGAGGCCGAATCCTATCAGGCGCAATTGGAAAAGGAGCGCCGCGAAGCAGAGGAAGCGGAAGAGCGCGCGCAACAAGCTCTACGGGATGCTGAAGCGCGCGCGAAGCAGGCCGAAGCGGCAGAACTTGCAGCCAGCGCAGCAGTAGCAAAGGCAGAGCGCGAACGGTATGCGGCGGTCGAGGCTGAGCGCCAGCGGGTAGCGGCGCGGCAAAAAGAGGAACTCGAAGAGGCTGAGAAGCGCGCAAAGAACCGTGCGCACCGGCTCAAGATCGACAACGAGGTATTGGGCGCAATTGTTGCGCTCGACATTCCAATGGACCGCGCTCAAGACTTGCTCATCGCCATCGCAAAGAACGAAATCCCAAACATCTGCATCCAGTACTGAGGAACTTCCATGAAGCTTATCAACTGCGCTCAACTATCACCCGCATGGTTTCAAGCTCACTGCGGAGTTGTAACCGCATCAAGTATGGCCGCTCTGCTTAGTTTCTCCAAGGAGCGAGTTTTGAAGAGCGGAGAAGTGCGCGGCGGGGAGCCACTAGCAAAGCGCAAAGCATACCTTGATCGGAAGATCGGGGAACTTCTAACCGGTATCGTTGTCCAAGATAACTACGTGAGCACGGAGATGATGGACGGTATAGAGCGCGAAGCTTCAGGGCGAGCCGCGTATGAGCTTGAGGAAGATGTGATGGTAGAAGAGGTTGGATTTGGGATGCATGAAACTATTGCACGGTTCGGCGCTTCGCCAGATGGCTTGATCGGATTATCGGGAGGCTTGGAATTGAAGTGCCCAAAACCAAGTACGCATCAGCGTTGGATTCGCAGTCAGGTCATACCTCCAGATCACATTGACCAGATCGACTCCTGCATAGCTGTTTTCGAGCGAGAATGGTGGGATTTCTCTATGTTCTGCCCTCTCGTTCCTAAAGAAATGCAATTGGTGACGATTCGCCGTTTTCGCGACGATAAACGTATCGCCGAGATAGAGTGGAATGTTTCCGAATTCAACGAACTAGCAGATCAGGCAATCGAAGAACTGCGATCTATTTGCGGGCCATTTGAATTGCCTGCCGCGGTTTCCGTTATACAGCGCGATACAGATGACTTCGGCGATCTTGGGATTACGGATTCTGATCTTGCATTCTTGGACTAACAGAAGAAAGGGAAATCATGCACAAACAAAGCGAGAAGTTTACCGGGGTGGTAGAGAATGCATTACCGCACAAAGACATTTTCTGGGTGCTCACAGACGCGGGAGAGACTCTGTTCTCTCACAAAAACTATGCAAAGGCGCGCACTGTTCCAGAGATCGGCGCGCGCGTAAAGGGTCTGATTGGGCGTGTTCCTCAAGAGGACAAGCAAGCGCGTGCATTCAATGTGGAGGTGGTGAGCGCATGAGTGACTATATCAAGTTCGAAGTACTCGGACGCGCCGCGCCACAAGGAAGTATGCGTGGCTATGTTGTCAACGGTAAAGCTAAGCTCACCTGCGACAACGCGCACACGATTCCCTATCGCCAAGCGGTCGGATATGCCGCACTCGCCGCGCGGGACAGTGATGCGATTTTCGCAGGCCCACACGTTGCAGTTTCTGTGCAGTGCGACTTCTACATCAAGCGCCCAAAGGGTCACCGCAAGACATGGACGCACCCGCCAACGAAGCCGGATATAGACAAGCTATGCCGGGCCACCCTGGACGCGCTGACAGGCATCCTGTATGTCGATGACGGCCAGGTCGTAGGCATCAAGGCAGTCAAGCACTATGGCTTGCCAGAACGCACTGTAATTTCTATTGAAAAGGCGGATTGATGCGATGAAGTCCGGCCCCGCAGAGCTGAAACGTTACCGCGCGGAAGAGATTGATCAGCGCACAAACGCAGAATAGAAAGGTCATCATGCCAGAAACAGACAGCGCAATGCAGATCGGGATAGCCCTGAGAGCGGCGCACATTGCCAAGCAGAGCTTGGAGATGATGCAGTTACCTCCGCGCCTCTGCAAGATGCAAATACTGGAAATCACAGAGTGCCTGAAAGAGCTTCAACAGTTTCTCGACCAGAAAGGATGAACATGCAGCACACACCCGCACCTGAATACGACGCAGAGACAATCAAGGCCGCCGCACCGCGAGTTGCAGCGATGAACCTGAGCGCAGACAAACCCTCCTTCGCAGCAGAGATCAATGCAATCCGCGAGGAGACCAAAGACCTGCCTCCGCTGGATACATCCCACAACAGCAAGCCCACCAAGCCGGAGCGCAAGACCATCACCGTCGATCTGACCGACTGCCCGGAGGTCTACGCGCGCATCAAGCAGCTCGCAGAGGCCGACGACCGCACCCTGGCGATGTGGCTGAAACGCTACCTGCGCAAAGAACACGGCGCAGCGGTGACGAAGTGAAGCCGCGCCGCAAGCCCCTGGTGGGCCGCAAGATACCGTGCAACCATTGCGGCCACCGCACAGTGCAAGGCGCGGCCCGCGTGCGGCGCAAGGTGCTGTTCTTCTTCTGCCCGGACTGCTGGACGAAGAAGCACGCGGACTGCAACGCGCTGAACGTCAAGGTGGCCGCATAACCCACGCGATGGAATTCGCAGAAATGAGACAGAAATGAAAGCTCCCAAAGTAGACCTGTTCACGATTTGCCGGGGCGCTGCGCATCCGCTTTTCCAGAACGCTCTGGAGGCGGTCAACGCGAACATCAAAGACCCAAACACGCTGCTCGACAAG